GGCGCTAGTCGCCAAAATCAGAAAACTTGACCTACCCTTAGTCGTCTGCCGGTCAAAGTCGGGTGGCGCACACCTTTTCCTTTTCAGTACGGAATGGGTCGCAGCAAAGGATGTGCAGAAGGCACTTCAGTGTATGGCCGCTGCCCTGGGCTATGGTGAGAGCGAGATATTTCCAAAACAAGTTGTCTTGCATCTTGACCGAGGCGACGTGGGTAACTTTCTGAACCTGCCGTATTACAACGCGGAGGAAGGGCTTAGATATGCCTTTCTAGATGATGGAACTTCGGCAACATTAGAAGAATTTATCGAGCTTTATGAAACCTACGCGCAGACCAGAGAGCAGGTTATAAAGCTACAGGTCGTACAGCAATCTCAAGAAACGCAGATCATGGCCGACGGACCACCTTGCTTACAGATATTGTGCAAAAACGGTGTAAGCGAAGGGGGACGAAACAACGGCTTGTTTAACATCGGTGTTTACTTACGGAAGGCTTTCCCTGATAGTTGGGAATCAGAGATCTTGACGTACAACATGCAGTACGTAGATCCACCGCTGCCTTTGTCTGAGGTAAATGCAGTGGCTAAACAGCTAGAGAGGAAAGAGTATGCCTATAAATGTTCTGACGCTCCAATTAATTCTCATTGCAACAAAGATTTGTGCCGAACCCGAAAGTTCGGAGTGGGAGCTGCTGTCCAAGGTGCAACAATTGCTAATCTAAGGAAGTATGCAAGTACGCCGCCCGTTTGGTTTATGGACGTCAACGGTGAGCCGCTGGAGCTAGACACAGAAGCTCTTCTCAACCAGCCCACCTTTCAAAAGGCTTGTATGGAGCAATTGAACTTCATGCCGCGTTCCGTTGCAAAAGTGCAATGGGAGGGGCGTATCAGTACACTAATGAATGAGATGAAAGACAATGAAAGCTCTATCATCGAAGTTGCCCAAGATGCTTCCATCAGCGGTCAGTTCTACGACTACTTGGAAGAGTTCTGCCGACACTTGCAGCAGGCCCAGGACAAGGAAGAAATCCTTCTGCGAAAGCCTTGGACGGACGAAGAAAGCTCGCTGACATATTTCCGGCTAAAAGACTTTGAAGCTTTCTTGAAGAAAAACAAGTTCTTCGAGTACAAGATGCACAAGATCGCCCAACGTTTACGAGATATTAATGGCGAAAGTACTGTGATTAAAATCAAATCGAGGTCTGTCCGAGTGTGGCAGATACCTGCTTTTGACAACACCGACGTAGATGTTCGTTCTCCAACCTTCGGTTCGGAGCCTCCGTTTTGACAAAGGAGGAATACGCTAAGCGAAACGCCGAAATCTATCGCATGTACTCCAGTGAATGGATGACGCTAAGCGCGATAGGTAAAAGGTTTAATATTTCGAGGGAGCGCGTTCGTCAGATAATAGAAAGGATCCGGGAGGGTGTTTAGAATATTTGGGCCTCCGGGCACGGGGAAAACCACAACGCTTTTAAATATGGTAGACAATGCGCTGTCTTCTGGGGTTGCTCCGGAGCGGATAGCCTTCTTTGCGTTTACAAGAAAGGCGGCAAATGAAGCAAAAGAACGCGCCGCTGAGCGGTTCAACTTAGACCCAAAAAAGGATCTGGTATACTTTCGGACGCTCCATAGTCTGGCCTTAACCATGACCGACATTCAACCAAGCCAGATCATGCAAGAGTCCAGCTATCGGGAACTTGGGGACGCTATCGGTGTTCGACTGGGGTCCTCTAAAGTGTCTGATGACAACGACATTGTTTCATCCTCCAGCTCCGGTGATCCCATACTAGCCCTAATAAATTTGGCGCGGTTACGTAAGGTAGGTCTGCGGGAGCAGTACAACACAAGCAACCTAGATGTGGACTGGAACATTGTAAGCTATGTGGACCGGTGTTTAACCGAGTACAAGAACAAAATGAACCTGTACGACTTCACGGACATGCTCGCCGCCTTTGTGGAACAGTCTGAAACATGTTGTCCCCAGTTCGAGCTTACCTTCCTAGACGAAGCCCAAGACCTGTGTCCTATGCAATGGGACATAGCTCATATACTAGATCAGAAAAGTCAGAAGATGTATGTAGCAGGCGATGACGATCAAGCTATCTATCGGTGGGCCGGTGCCGATGTAGACGAGTTTATCAACCTGCCCGGCGGTTCTGAAACACTCAGTCAGTCTTACCGTGTTCCTGGAGAAGTTCATAGGCTTGCCGAAAACGTTGTGAAGCGGATTAATCGGAGGTTTCCAAAACGTTACGAGCCTCGAACAGAACAGGGTAAAGTGGCGAGGATAAACACCGTGTCTAGCTTAGACATGACTCAGGGGTCTTGGTTGATACTGTCGCAAGCCGCCTACCACTTACAATCCGTGGCTCGGGACCTAAAGTCCTCCGGCTATCTGTTCACACATCGCGGCACACGGTCCATCAGCGAAAACATCAGCAACGCGGTGAACGGGTGGGAGCAATTGCGGAAAGGCTTCTCTGTTACAGGCGAAACGGCTCGCAAGATATACAACTACATGTCAACCAAGGACCGTATACGACGTGGTTTTAAAAAGCTAAGCGCCTTAGCTGATGAAGATTTGGTTAACCTAGAAGCCCTACAAACGGAGCACGGATTGCTTGCAACTGTGGATATGATCTGGAGCGAAGCCCTTGACAAAATCCCAGAAAGCGAGAGAGCTTACATCACGGCGCTGCTGCGTCGTGGCGAAAAATTTAATGGGGTGCCTCGCATTTCAACATCCACGATCCACGGGTCAAAAGGCGGGGAAGCTGACAATGTTGTGTTGTTCACGGACCTTAGCCCGGCGGCAGACGACGACATGAACGTTAATCCGGATGACATTCACAGAGTGTTTTATGTCGGGATAACTCGGACTAGAAATAAACTTTATATTGTTGAACCAGAAGACGTTACACGGAGCTACTATCTATGACGCGGCAAGAAATCCTAGATCAAGCATTGAACCTGATTACCGGCGACAGAGCAAAGCAATACGGTGACGTCAAGGATAACCATCTCGCAATCGCTACGGGCTGGAATCACATTGTTCAAAAAGCTTACAAGACGCACGGGACGCTGACACCAGAACACGTAGCTTTAATGATGGACTGGTTGAAAACATGCAGACTTCTGACAGACATCCAACACGTTGATTCGTGGGTGGACAAGGCGGGTTATACTGCGCTCGGCGGTGAAATAGCTACAAAGGACTAATCATGACAAACCTTCAAATGGCTATGTTCGCGCCGAAAAGCGAATGGGTTCCTCCGCTGGAGCTTCCGGATATTACGTCAGCTGGTAAAATTGCCGTTGATGTCGAAACACGCGACCCGAACCTAAAGTCTAACGGTCCTGGTTGGCCGACAGGCGATGGTGAAGTCGTGGGCTATGCAATAGCTGTTGACGGCTGGTCGGGCTACATTCCTGTAGGTCACCTCGGGGGAGGCAACCTCGACAAGCGCATTGTTAACAAGTGGTTAAAGAAAGTCTTTGAGTGCCCCGCTGACAAGATCATGCATAACGCACAGTACGATCTAGGATGGATACGCCAAATGGGATTTCAGGTGAACGGTAGGGTCATCGACACGATGGTTGTGGCGTCTTTGCTGGATGAGAACAGGTTTTCTTTCAGCCTCAACGCGCTCGCCTACGAACACCTGAACAAGGTCAAGTCGGAGAAAGAACTTGTTGCCGCCGCAAGAGAGTTTGGCGTAGATCCAAAGGCCGAGATGTGGAAAATGCCGGCAATGTACGTCGGACCATACGCTGAGGGTGACGCAGAGCTAACGTTGGAGCTGTGGAACTATCTCAGCGGACAGCTGCACAAGCAGGACCTGTGGCAGATCGCTAACCTAGAACTGGACCTGCTACCCTGCCTTGTGGATATGACCATGCGTGGCGTTCGAGTAGACACAGACCGCGTCGAACGGACCAAGGACTATCTGCTCAAAAAAGAGAAAGAGGTCCTAAAACAGATCAAGCACATTACCGGATCAAATGTCGAGATTTGGGCGGCACAGTCACTAGCCAAGGCTTTTGATAAGCAGGGTATCTACTACCCTAAAACAGATAAGGGATCACCAAGCTTTACCAAGTCCTTCCTGTCCGACAGCGAAGAGCCATTAGCTAAACTGGTGGTGCAGGCTCGCAACCTGAACAAGACCAGCGGCACCTTCATCAATACAATCATGAAGCACTGTCACTCGGACGGGCGCATCCATAGCCATATCAATCAGATTCGATCTGATGACGGCGGTACAGTGTCGGGCCGTATTTCAATGAACAACCCCAACCTTCAACAGATCCCTGCCCGAGATCCAGAGATCGGGCCGATGATAAGAAGCTTGTTTCTGCCAGAAGAAGGAGACCAGTGGGCGGCCATTGACTTCTCGCAGCAGGAACCACGGATCTTGGTCCACTATGCTTCGGTGTACGGTAAGTCTCGGGGCATACCGTTGAAAGGGGCCGATGAGTTTGTTGATGGGTATACCAATAATCCAGACATGGACTTCCACACAATGGTCGCGGAAATGGCTGGCATTGGTCGTAAGCAGGCTAAGACTATTAACCTGGGCATGATGTACGGCATGGGCGTAAACAAGCTTGCCGGTGAGCTGGGTATCGAGACCGACGAGGCGAAAGCGCTTATTAAACAGTACCATGACCGCGTCCCGTTCGTGAAAGGTCTGATGACCGGCGTACAGAACAGGTTGAATGAAAGATCCAGCGAGGGCTCTCTGCGGTCCATACTGGGCCGTAAGTGCCGTTTTGATCTCTGGGAGCCCGACACGTTCGCAATGAACAAAGCGCTGCCCTACAAGGAAGCTGTGGACGCCTACGGGCCAACTACGCGGCTAAAACGTGCTTACACATACAAAGCTTTGAACAGGTTGATCCAGGCATCGGCAGCGGATATGACAAAACAAGCTATGGTTAACTTGTACAAGGCTGGCCACCTACCTTTGGTACAAATTCACGATGAAATAGCAATTTCAGTAAAAAGTGTTGACGAAGCGAATAACATCGCATACATTATGGAAACTGCCGTTCCCCTCGAAGTCCCTAGTAAATGCGACGTTGAAGTAGGACCTAGCTGGGGTGAGGCGGTTTAGTTAGTTTTTCTCCAAGAGGGTTCCTCCCCCCTCGACTTGGCCTCCGCTTCGGCGGGGGCCTTTTTTTATTGCAAGTCTGCAATAAGTCCTATATTATCTTACATACAAGGAGCGTTTTAACTATGGATACCACGAAATGGAAGAGTATCTTGGTGCCTCGTGAGATATACGAGGAGATTAAGAGCATTTCGAAAGACGAAGGCCGTACAATTAGCGGTCAACTTCGTATAATTTTCGAGCATTATGATAGATACTACAAAAAGAAGGCCAAATGAGCGAAACCAACCTAGACTTATCATGGTCTGAGGCGGTTTTAATCATTAACGAGCTGTTAAATGCCTACGTTACCGACCTTGAATCAGACCCAAACTTGCAAGAAAGCTATGTAAATGATCAAAAAACCAAAGCGGAAAATGCTTGGCGCCGGATTCTTCGGGGATGATAACTGTGACGGTGGTGACGAGGCTTTTTCTCGATCTGCGGAAGCAGTAGAAGAGGTTTTAAACAGCTTAGAAGATATGGGTTTTGACAAGGGTTTAATAATCGGCGGAGCACTGACACAAGTCGTTATGCGCCTAGTCCTGGTAAGCCCAAACCCTTCAGTAGCAATCGGACTTTTGTCATCTTGTATGACAAACGCAGCCCTAGCTGCGGAATTGGAAGAAAACATTATAAACTAACAGAGGTGTTTTATGGAATATTATATGACTTTGATTATCGTTTTGTACTTAACGATGTCGCCAAACATAGAGCGGTGGTTCTTTGCTCCACTGATCGCAGGAGTTGTTATGGTCCCGCTGACGTTTTTGGGAATAGGTTTTAACGCTCCGCAAGAAGCTATCTTAGCGTGGATCCTCACATGTGTCGCGGCCACCGGATTCTGGATCGTGATCCTCGGCTTTGTGACATGGCTAAGCAAGGGCCTACATCGAAACAAGTTGAACAGCTAGGACGTTTGGTTGTTGCATAAACAAACCTAATCATGCAAACTTCGGGACATGTTGGACATTTGTCAAACTTGTGACGGTGCGGGGGAGCTGTCGTGGGAAATCTACGACGCGCCCTCAAGGTCCCGTGATTTTGGTACCGTCGGCCTTACTTCCGTGACATGCCCCACATGTAAAGGTGCCGGCATGCTCGACGAAGACGAGCTAGACCCAATAAATAAATATATCGACACGGACTACGATCCAGACGAATGAAGCGGGAGGAGGATAAAAAACGCTTCTGCATCGGCTGCGAAACCTACCAGCCAATAAATTCCTTCCTCAAACGAAACTCACCACCAAAACGCAAAGGCCAGTATTACGGTCGATGCAAGCCCTGCCGCCACGAACAATACAAAGTGAGATACCGCAGCCTAGAAACCTATTTCAGTAATAAGCTCGCCCGCATCAAACGACGCGACAAGATCGAAGTCAGCATCACCGTAGATGACGTTATGAGCATGTGGCGGGTTCAGGGTGGTAAATGCGCCCTGACAGGCCGTAAAATGACCGTGGGGGCCGGATCAGGGTCCACGGGCCACGAACCTAGCATCGACAGGATAGACAGCTCCGGGGGCTATTCTATTGAAAATGTATGGCTGGTCACGAGTTCAGCAAATTATGCAAAACACAAATTATCTATGGGTGAGTTTTTAAAACTGTGCCAAAATGTGATTGCAAAACATGGTCAAAAGTGAAGGGTTTTTAATGTCGCGACAGCGCCGTAAAAAGTCGAAGAAGTCTTTTTCCGAAGAAAAAAATGAGTTCAAACCAAAATTAATTATTCCTTTGAATGAAAAGCAGTCTCAGTATTTAAATTTACTACAAACGCGGGATCAGATTATCTCGATAGGTTCCGCCGGCACGGGTAAGACTTTTCTTGCTTCCGCGTTTGCGGCGCAACAGCTTCGGGACAAACATATCGAAAAAATCATTCTTGCACGTCCCGCCGTAGGCGCTAGTACATCCGTTGGATTCTTGAAAGGCACCGTTGAAGAAAAGTTATACCCCTGGCTTCAACCAATGCTTAGTGTCATGAAATCCCAGCTTGGTAACTTAAGCGCCTATCAAAATTCAGGTAAAATTCAAATGTTGCCGTTGGAGATGATCCGAGGAAGATCTTTTGAAAACACAATCGTTTTAATTGACGAGGCGCAAAACGCGGACATTCATTTGCTTAAAGCAATTGTGACCAGGCAGGGGTCCGGTAGCAAAATAATTATTATGGGCGACCAGACGCAATCCGATGTTGTTAATGGTAGCGGACTAAAAAAACTTGTTTACATCGGCAAAAAGCATGGGGTTTGCGTTGGCGTAGTCGAGTTTTGCTCTGACGACATCATTCGTTCGGGGATCGTTAAACAATGGGTTCAAGCTTTCGAGAAAGAAGAAAAAGCCCCGACATGACGTCAGGGCTTTGCTCATTTGAAAAGTATCTCGTTCAGTTCCTCGGACCAGTTCCAATCTGGGTACTTTTCTAGCAATTTACGCACACCGTGAATGACTGTTGAGTGATCCATACCAAAAATCATGGCAATCTTTTTGTATGAATAGCCGCGTTCTCGAAGTAGGCACCAAATATGCCAGCGGGCCTCTACAAAGTTTCGTGTCCGGCCGCCGTTTAAAACGTCCCTTTCCGACACAAGTCGCTTCTGGCAAACGTCCCTGACGATCTTACGTGTTGGGGGAGCCACCCTGAACGGCAGCGGCATTAAGAATTAACTCCAGAAACAAGCTCCTTCAGATTAAGATCTGGTAACAATTCAGTTAGCCGGACAGCTGTATTAAGTGAGGGTTTGTGCTGGCCGTTTTCAATGCCGCAAATGTGCGCCGGAGTACAGCCCAGAAGCTTTGCCAACTGGACTTGTGTGTAATTAGAGGCCTTACGTGCTTCTCTTAAGTTCATTTTGATGTTCCTTACATTTTCCATTTTTAAAAACAGGGTTGCCGCAGACAACCTCCTCACCACCAACCAATATGGCAAAGTGACAACGGCGAAACACTAGCCGCCGCTGCCGTCTATATCTCATACGGATCTTCATCCGCCTTACTACTCCACTATGATTGAAGTGTAGGTCCTTGGCGGGTCATACATCATAAAACCAACACCAAAGCCCAACACAAAACTAATTAGTATTACGACCCACGGATCACGGTTTTTGTTTTTCACGAGGCCGGCAAAAAAGATGTGACGTCATAAAAAATAGCGTCCGGATACTTATCACCCAAACCCTTCAAGGTGGTTTGAACAGCGTCAACACCAAGCCCTTCAAAGTCTTCAAGCAGGTTGACTTCTGAAGTGTCCGGCAAACGCTCGGTCACCAGTATGTCATACGTTTTTAAATACGGTTCCCAAGACATCATATATGTCTCAACCTCAATACGTGGTTTCTGTTCTACAGGGTTTGCTTGAAGGGAAAAGTTTCGCACGTCGCCGCCTCCTCAAGTTCTTTCGCTTCTTTTTTTTGCTGGGCTAACCAATTTTCTACGGCGGCGTATGCATCCGCAATAGCTAAAGCGGTAGGGCTATTTACCCCTTCATGATTAGGTAGGGCTCGTTGTTCTTTTATGATCCACAAACAGGCATAAATTCCATCAGTCATTGCATTCTTCCTTTTAAAATGGTGGTTCTTTTTTGTTAGGGTCATTCTCAAGTAAATCCTTCGCACGA